AAGTTTTTGGGCAAGGTGTTGGTACGATGGACGAACTATCCAGCTTGGTGCGTTCCGCTATTAGTGCGCCAGATGGACAAACCTTCGTGGACGTCGATTTTTCATCCATCGAAAATAGAGTCGGCGTATGGCTTGCGAACCAAACGGACAAAGTAGAACTATTCAGAAAGGGATTAGATGAGTATAAAGTCTTTGCGTCGCAGTCTTTATATAACGTACCTTATGATGAGGTTACGAAAGACCAACGGCAGGTTTCCAAGTCGGCAGTTCTTGGAGCAATGTTCGGACAAGGGGCTAAGGGACTTGTCAAATACGCTGAAGGGATGGGAGTAAGCCTGACAGAAAATCAGGCCAAGAATGCCGTAGACAATTACCGTATGTCGTATGCCAAGGTAAAAGATCTTTGGGCTGCTTGCGAGAAAGCCGCGATTGACGCGGTTAAGAACCCCGGCAATCCTTTTGCGGCAGGTAGCAAAATTGTAATCAAGTGTGATGGCAAGGCGCTATGGATGCGCTTACCATCAGGCAGACTTATCTGCTGGCAAAGGCCAGAGCTCGACCTGCTCACCACTCCGTGGGGTAGTAAGAAAATGGGTGTTGTCGTCCATTCCCAAAACACTTACAGCAGGCAATGGAGCCGCAACGCTCTTATTGGCAGCTCGATATTTCAATCCGCTGTTCAAGGAACTGCCCGGGACTTTCTTGCCGTGGCTATGCTTAATCTTGAAGCGAATGGTTTTCTGGTAATCAATAGCATTCACGATGAGGTACTCCTCTTAGTGGAAGAACAAAACGGGGAGTCCGCGTTGAATGATGTAGTTAAAATAATGACTACACCTCCAGTATGGGCTCCCGATTTTCCTCTTGCTGCTGAGGGTTGGTACGGTAAACGTTACCGCAAGTGAACTAGACCACCCGCGCGTTTTGGAACAATAGGAGTGCTTTGATCATCTTGCGGAACAGTTGGAAATGGAATTGGCTGTGCGTTTTCCATTCCTTGTGGCGCATAAACTTGAACGTTTTTACCTCCGCCAATTTGACGGTACGCGGTTGGCTCCATAGCATTAACAAGCGCACCAGTTGCAGTTGGCAAGTTTTCTTGTAACATTTTACCAGCTTGTTTAACAAACTCTGGTCGTTCTGTTGCCAAATCTTTTAATAGATCTGTTGCACCAGTATAACCAAAACGAGTAGCCAAAGCTGGGGCCGCTACCGCAGCTATTGGAGCAGCTATTTGGTAGTTTAAAGGTAAACCCATTTGGTGAGCGCCAAGAAAACTTAATCCACCCAAGCCAGCGCTAAGCGTTGGTCCAAGCGCTAATTCGTATCCGGCTTTATTTAATAAACTACTTGGAACGCTTTCAGATTGAATTTTGTTTACAAGTGTTTCAACATTAGAATTTTGATTTTCGTAGGCGTTGTCAAGTTCTTCTTTTTGATTTAGTTTTATTTTGTCAAGCGCTTCTTTTTCTTTAGCATCCAATTTACCATGGTGCTCTTCTAACTGAGTTTTCCATTTGTTTGCTTGTTCTTCTACTTTTTGTCTTTTTGCGTCTAAAAGTTTAGCAGCTGCTAAAGCATCTTGTAACTGTTCGTCATTTGCTGCAGTGTAACGTTTAATAGACATTTCTGGCTTTAAACCAGAAACTAATTGTTCAGGCGTAAATCTGCCTTCATCCAACATTGATGATTTCAATCCTACAGCGCGTTGGGGACCTTGCAGCTGGCTATAAGCTCTGTTAGCGTCTTTCATTAACTGACCACCTTCAGTATCACCAACGTGGTCTAACCAATGGCCTTTAATGTCTTTTAGGGCGCCAGCTAACTCTACATCATCTGCGTTACCCTTGGTAAGCAAATTGTAGGCTCGATCACCAAGTTTTTGAAATTGGGCTTGCCATTGAACTGGAGAAATTAACTTGGTGTCACCGCCTAAATTAATGAGTTTATTAACTTCAGCATCTAAACCTGGTACGTCTGGATTATCAGCAACAACCTGTTTTAACTTAGTTTCCAACTCTGGTGTAATTTTAATAGAACCACCAAGCTCTGGGTCACCTAATAAACCAGTTGCTTTACCATAAGTTTCGCTCAGTCTTTCTTGAATGTGCTTAATAGCATTGCTACCAACAACATCTTTTGGCAATTTTAAAGGCTGACCTTTTTCATCTTTTAAATGCGATAATACTTTATTTAAAACATCTAAATGATATTGATCTTGTTCATTGTTTAAATTTTCGTGCAATTTAGAAACACTTTTATGATGTCTATTTGCACTATCAGCTTTTAACTGATCAGTTAATTGCTGCAATGGGTGCTGGCGACTATCGTACACGGCTTTTAACGCAGCATTATCTCTGTCTCTTTGATTGCTTAATGCTTGTTTTCTTAAACGAAGCATTTCTAATAAGTTTCTATTAGAACTTTCAGCTTGACCTTTAATTCCAGCGCCAGGCAATACCCGCAAAATTCTTTCAAGGGCCTGCGCCGAACCGCCTAAAGTTTGACCCAAAGTGGCACCAGACGTATCTTCAAATCCAGGGACGCCTTTTGAACCGCTAAGAAAACGTTTTACATCAATACCTTGTGCTGCAAGGTCTTTTAAACGTTGTAATTGTGGTGAAAGAACACGTGACGCACCACCAACTATTTTTTCAGCAGCAGGGCCTAAAATGGCGCCCGTACCAGCTTGTTCTGCTTTTTCTTTAAAATAACCTGGCTCTGCAATTGATTTACCTGTAGGGGTAAATAGTGAAGCTCCGGCACCTGTAGCGGATGCTTTAGCCCAACTTGGCAAATTAGCAAAATTACCTTCCATGGCTTTGGCTAATTTAGCAAACTTAGGAACTGTTTTTAAACCTTGATAGCCAATTTCAAACTCTTTAGCTGGTAACATAAAACCAGCAACATCGCCTAGCGTACTAGAAATTGTGCCAGCTATACCAGCCTTTTTCTTATACTCTTCGTCCATTTTTAACAAATCTTTGGCCGGCTTATCCCAACCAACCATTTCAGCCATAGCTGCAGGAGGTTTAGCTAAACCAATAAGAGCTCGCATTACTGTAGCAGTAGCTGGCTCAAATGTTTTTGCTAAAGATTTATCTTCTTTAAAAGGGTCGTAATCGACTTCTTTTAATTTACCTTTAAAGGGATCGTAATCGACTTCTTTTAGGGCCATGTTTTAGTCCGGAGTCCATTCATAAGTTTTACCGTCTTGTATTACATATACTTTATTGGCGTGTTGGCCTACGCCCCAACGTGCGCCTTCAGGAGCACCTTTTGGCAATGGTTTGCCTGAGGGCGCTGCTGTTGCTGGAGAACCGCTTACACCTAAATTTTTGGTAAGGTCTTGTTCATACTGACCACCAGGTTTCATATAATCAGCAAATGCAGATTTTTTATCTAAAACATTAGCTTGGTTAATAAATGTATTTAAGTTGTTTCTTGCAACAATAGATGCTTTTTCAAACTGCAATGTTCTTTTTAAGAACTCTTTTGGATCATTAATGTTACCAATTGTTTTTTCAAAAATTGCAACGTCACGGTCAGACAATTGTCCACCTAAAGCAGCCCTAACATTGCCAACTACTTGCTTTTTAAGCGCTTGGTCTACAATTCCTTTTTGTGTAAGGTCATCCAATTCTTTAGGATCTAAATCACCTATGTAGCCTTTTGCTTGTGTAATAGCTTGACGTAAAGAAGAACCCGGACCAATATCTGATTTAGGATCATTTACAATTTTAAGTGCGTCATCTAAATAACGCATTCTATCTTTATCATTTAAAATCTGTTCGCCAAGCTTACCACCTGTGTTTTTATTAAAATCTTCATTGTTGGCTTGAACGTTTTTAGTAAATGTTTCAGCAGCTGCAGTACTACCTGTTGGCAATCCGCCAGTGTACGATGGTTCTGTTGTTTTAGCACCTGGTTTGGTTAACTCCCAATGATTTTTATCATTTGGAACTGGTTGTGTAAATCCAGCATCAATTAATTTTTGACGCTGATCTGCAGTTATTGGACCCACGTCAATTGCGTTGCCAGTTTCGTGTTGGCTGTAACCAGGGAAAGCTACGGGAGGTCCGCTGTAACCAGGTTTTTTGCTATTTAAATATAAGTTATACTGTTTATCCCAATCGCGGTCACCGCTAATAATCGGAACACCCAACGAAGAAGCAACTTGAGCCGCTGTTCCTTGTGTGCCGGTTGTGGACGGGGCAGCTTGACTTGAAGGTGCTCCTCCTCCAAGAATTGAATACGGTTTTTTAAATCCTTGTGAATCAACTGTTTCAAATACACCGTAGCCTTTTTCAAACGCTTGACGTTTAAGAATTTCTTTTTCTGGGCCTTCCGGTAAACTATTAATAAAGGCAACATTTTTAGCAAGCTCTGGCTTACCTTTAGTTTCGTATTCTTCAACCATTCTATCAATAGCGTCAAAATCTGGCACAGGTTTATTAAGATAACCGTATGCAACAGCTTGTAACGCTGGGGGTAAACTAGAAATTTTTTGTTGAACAGGAGAAGCTTTACCAGCGGAAGTTTGTGTTGTACCTCCGCTAATAGTTGGTGTTTGTCCGGCAGCAGTTGTTGCTCCAGAAATACCTAAATTGTAATTCATAACTTGTTGCTGATTAGCTAACTGAGCTTTCATAGCCGCCAATGTTTGGCGTCTATTATAATCTTGTTGCTCTTCTTCGTCTTTTTGTTTGCCACGAATAGCCAAAGCAGCTGTTGGACCTTCAAGTCCGCCAGAACCCCAAGCACTAGCGTCTTTAAGCCCGCTTATTAATTGATTTAATGGGCTTTGACGCTCGTCAACCATTTGTTGCAAGTTTGTTAAGAGCTTTTTAGTTTCTGTTGCATCTAAAGGAAGAGCGCCTTTTGGCTCAGCCTCGCCTTTTGCGTTAAAACCTAAACTTAATCCGCTGGATGTACTAGCTGCCATAATTTACCTTTTTAACCTGCGCCGTATGCGTTAGGATCAAATTGACTTGTAACATTACCATATTGGTCTATTGTGGCGTTTACAGCCTGATCTCCTGCACTTGAAACAGAACCGCTTGTATCAATTGGTGTACCATCTTGGCTGTACACCTGGCCATTTGTCCCAATCCAATTACCACTGCCGCTTGGATCTGGGTTCGCATCAGAAGGAACACCGCCGGGTCTAGTAGTTCCAAATATGCTTTTAACTAAACTTCCAATTGTGGAACCTGGGCTTAATGTATTAAGTAAAGCATTAACAGCATTTGTACCACCACCCAAACTGCTAGCCAATGCCCCAATTTGATTAAGTGGTGAAACATTGGTAGAACTGCTAACAGTTGTTCCAACATTTCCAAGGTTTCCAATAATTTTACCGACGTTAGCTGCAGTAGACAACGGAGCCGTTTGTTGCAAACCAGCCAATGTATTTGCTGTTGTGCCATACTCTTGACCAACAGCGCCTTGTGCTGCGCCAGCTTGGACACCAGTTTGCTGGTTAGATAATGCAGCTTGCATTTGAGCTGCAGCTAGATTTGCATTAGCGCCTGTCAGTGCTGTGTCAGCAGCAGTATTGCCGCGCAAGCTACCAAATTGTCCGGATGCAATTGCTGCAGCATCAGCTGGGGCAGTAATCTGTGGAATTAAAGTATTTAATTGTTGGTTTTGGGCTTGAAATAAACCACCCAACGCAGTATTAACGTTAGGAGTTACTTGACCAGTTTGTTGGTTAACAATCCATGGATTCGCAGCACCAGAAGCAATTGATCCTAATGTTCCTTGTGAAGTAGCAAAAGGATTTGCTGGACTGTTTAATTGGTTAATTGCTCCTTGTGCTACAGTATTTTGTAGTGTAGGAACATTACCAGCTGCATTTTGAGCACTATTAACAACGTTTTGTTGTGCTGTAGTCATCCATGACGGTAACGTCGTGGCTTGTTGAGTTGAATTGGCAATTAAATTACTTAGACCGGCCATTATGATTTAACCTTTTTGTGAGCTTCTAGCAAATATGCTAACGGACCTTTGCTGTCCGGCGGTAAATGCTTTGCACTATGTTTTTGTTTATGTTCTCTAATAGTTTCTAAAAAATTATCTAACACTTTAGAACCACTATCATTGCTACCATTACCTAATGAAGATACTACGTCAGCCGGTATTACAAACTCACCATTAGCCAACATTGCTGGTACATCATCTGAAGTACCATCACCGTCACCTTTTACATAACGATGTTTTAAGCCACCTTCGCTATAAAATTCAGGAACATGTTCTTGTGTTTCTCCATCAACATCAACTTGACCACCGGTTGCTAATTGAGGTGCGGCTTGTGGCGCCATTAAAGGGATATTGACTGGCGCTGTGTATGGTTGTGTTGTTGGACTACCAACATCATTATCACTTAAAGTATAATTTGTATTTCCGCCAGCAAATGTCGGTGTTAAAAATCCACCACCTGTTTGGGTTGGGTCTTGTGTTTGATTTTGTGAATTTGTGGGTAAAGTAGAAATGGCCCCCAATGCTGCTCCAGCGGCTGGGCCAGTTAAATGTTGACCTGTTTGAAGTGCTTTGGTTGCTGGGTCTAATAATTTATTTAATACGCTATATGCTTTTTGACCGTATTTAGCAACATCTTCTGCTGTTACTCCGGTACCTAATAAACCACCAGCATCTTGAGCAGCAGCGCCGCCAGTAGCGTCAATAATTTCGCCAGTGTTGGTATTAAGAAAAGAACCATCAACAGCAGATTGGGTTAATGGGTCTCCGGTAGCGCTTAGGAATGAACCGTCTGCTCCTTGAAAAATACCAGAGCTAACTTGTGGTAATGCTTGACCTGTTGAATCTACTAATGCACCAGTTACGGGATTTAGGAAAGAACCACCACCTAAATCTGTCAGTGCTGCTCCAGTGGAGTCTACCAAAGCATTTGTAGCGGTATTTAAAAATGTTCCGCCGCCAAGATCAGTAAGGGCCCCAGCTGAGGCTAAATCGGAAACAGAAGCTCCAGCCGCTAACGCGTCAGAAACAGAAATAGCGCCTGCAGCAGCTTGTGCAGCAACGTCTGATGAGGCTAACGTAAATGCCGCGTCCCCAGCAAAACTACTACCCAAAAAATCTGCAACTGGTGCTGCAATTATTTCTGCTGTTCCACCCATTATTATTCCATTACTATTGAATATGTTTTTTCAAAAAAATTACCACCAAGGCGTTCTATCAATTTACCATAATCTAAAAATGGTTTTATACGAAACTGAATACGTTGGGGCTTACGCTTTTTAATTTCTTCTGTAGTCCATTTTATAAATTTGTAGCCCAACATACCTTTACGGTAATTCGGACTAATGTATAAAACGTCTGAAGTAACTGTTAAACTTTTTTTATAGTGAATGTGGTTTATAACAAACCATAAACTATAACCAATCAATTTACCGTCATCTCTGGCGGTGTGGATTTCTAGCATACCCCTGTCGTACAACATATTGTACTGTTCAAGGTTTGGATCCAATTTTATTACATCTGTACGTTCAGCGATCTCGTCATAGTGATCTTTGAACAGCTGCATCGCTTCATTGGCAAAAGGCATGGGCGCCTCTTTTTGAAATGTAATCATCATTTTCCCCTATTCCTACATACACTAATGCAAAAATAAGAGTGTTTACGCCCTATCTTTTTAAAGGGCCGTTAACTAAATTTCCAAACTCATGCGCCCAATCTTGCCAGCTATCGTAAGTCTGCGGGTCTGGCGTACCATACGGTTGAAACGCTGCAGACTGCGCTATTTCTCTAGCAACCTTTTGCCACTCATCTTCTGGAGCAAACGGTATGTGGGTCTGGCTATAAAACAATACCAGATTTCCATTAAATTCATCCCAGCTAGAATAATCTGGCAAAAACGGAAAAAACTGTTGGCCCTTAAGGACGTTCATCGCCTAACTCTTGGGTAATTAATAAACGACCTTGTTCATAGTTACCGCCAATCTCGTTAGATACTACCTGAAATTGAACTTCACGATGCTCAACGCGCAAATCAATTTTTTCAGTAGATGGGCTAAATACGTATGGTCCTGAATCTTCTACTTGTGATGCAGCAAATTTACGACCAATAATGGTTAAACTTAAATTGCCAGCTTGCACAAAATCAGGCTCAATGCGTCGAATGTGCATACGGCGATTATTACCAATAGCTTGTGTGTTGGCTGGTGTCGTTGTACCGCCAACCCAGCTAATATCGCCAGTAGTATAGCTTGAATAGATAGCCGTTTGTTCTTTAAACGATACTTGATCTAACCCAGTCTCATGTTGCCAGATTGGGTAGCCACCTTGAATTTGATACGCCAAAGTGTTTGCCAACGGGGCCACGCCAAACGATGTAGCGCTGGTTACTAACGTTACACCATTAGCGCCAATTGCTGCATTAGAATAAAATTTAGCATTAGCAATTTGAAATACTGCATTTCCCGGCGCTTGACTAAATGTTAGATAAGATCCGGGATAAAATGTTGGCGTTAAATCGCCAGCAAAATATAACTGACTAGAATTTGCTGCAGGTAATGAAGCTGGATGATTAATAGTAACGTAGTCTTGACTAAACGTTACGTTATAATTCCAATCAGCCCATAATGGTGTTGGGAATACTTCTGTGGTGTATCCGCAAGAACGTTGTGCACCAACAGCTTGGCCAGCGTCATACCAAAGTTTATCTTTGACATTATAAATAATAGCATCAGTACATTCTGTCGCTGTGCCACGGGGATAAAAGAACCAAATCTCATTGTAACGTGGAACTTTGGTCGCCCATACTTTTTGGCGCTGTTGATAATTAAGGTTGTTAAATAGCCAGTTTACGTTTTTATCATTTGGCACAACCGTAACACGACCGTCGTATAAATAGAAACGGTCAACACCCATCCAATAATACAATCCATCCATCTCAACAACAGATTGAGATGACATAATAGAGATCTGGCTAGAAACAATATCGTATGTCCAATAGTTTGGCGCGCTGCCAGTAAATAGCACACGGATCAAACTATCGGTTGCCCAAAATAGTCCTGCTGGTGAATAAGCACCACCGCGGATTGGCATACCAAAAACTACTTTACCAGTAGCAACGTTAACTTGGTTTGCTAATGGTCCATTCCAATCTGTCAAAGATTGGTTGGCATATATTGAACTTACGTTGTTATTAGCAATAAATCCGTTAGAACCATACACAAAAATAAATGGGTGCAACGAACATACACCACCATCCACTGCAATAGCTTGGTAAGTTGGAGCAACCCCAGTGGTATCAGCTAATCCATAAAACGTCCATTGTTCAGACGCATTAGGTAATACCGAACCAATGTATACTTGAGACTTAATTGCATTATCAATATTGTTTAAATTTAAACCGGGGTGTGCAAGCAAATTAAGCGCGCCACCCTGTGGGTTATATTGATAATCAAACTGCCAAAGTAAATTGCTATTTGCTGAAAAGTTATAGTTATACAACCACACATTACTAATAGAACCAGAATGTGCTGGTGTAAAAGTGACTACTGTGTTGGGTGATGTGAATGTAGAATTTGTTACTGTGTAAGGTGTTACAGTGCCGCTTTGTGAAAAAATGATTTGCGTACCATTTGAAAACGGCTGTGTATAACTAACTGGAGTTGCATTAGAACTATTAATTGTAAACGACGTTGTATTGCTAGCACTAATGGTTGTGTTAGCAACTGGAAACTGAGAATAGCCAGAAATAAATATAGCGCGGTATGGGCCGCTACCAATTCCTAACGATTGTCCAGTTGCAAATACATCTAAACCAACTCGAGTTCCAGCAAACACATAATTTACGCCGTTGTAGCCATTCATGGTCATGCCACGCATAATTCCATCAAACGTAGAAAATATCTCCTGATAGCCACCCATTTTCTTAGGCACTTGACGCTGAAAACGACACCATACACCATCAGTGTATTCTGGTGTTTCGAATATAGTACCGTCGCGTTTTATCCCGCCCGGTAAAGCCATTTTGTAAACTTGACTATACTGGGGCTGAATTTGTTGCTGTTGCGCTGGTTGTGCTGGCGCGACAGCCATTAGAACGTCCCACCACTAATAAGTCCCGCTGTAAGCGTGCCAGTAACTGTTTCCGACCCACCAACTAAAAGCGATGCTGGGGTGCTAATTACTGGAGCTAATGCGTTTGTACCGTTTAAATCTAATATTTCAGTACCGTTTGCAGTTAAACCTAAAATACTGGTTCCACGTAAATACATACCTGTTGCGTTGTCGCTTATAAACGAAAATGATGGCGCTGTAGCGGATCCATTTTGAGCAAAAAATACTCCAGCGTTAGTTGTTGAAAGCGTAAATAGACCAGACGCTTCGCTAAGCACTAACGCAACTTGACCAGCAGATAAAACCACTGGAGCAGAACTGCTACCAGTTGTATTAAATGAAAGGTTGTAAGAACCTGATGTTGTATTATTAACTAGCACATACAACTGAGTGATTGCTGGAAGCGTAATACTTAAACCTGTTGTACGTGTGCCAGATAGAGCAACATAGGTTTGAATGGTTGGTGCGTACGTTGTTAAATTAAACGTGCTGCCAGTGATACTATCAACGTCATACGTTCCAGAGGTAAAAGTAACGTTGTTTTGATTTGTTAAACCAACAGTAAAAAAGTTACCTGTGCTTGATTCGTAGTAAATAAATCCAGAATCGCCGGGGTTAGCAGTAATGCTAGACAGACCATTAATTTTTGATGGAGTCTGCGTTGCAATTGTTAACGTGCCAGTTCCACCATTTCTAAAACCAATCCACCAACCGGGGGACAAAGTGGTAAGGCTTGGCAGTGTGAATGTGCCAACGCCGCCAACCCATACGTATGTATTAGCTCGGCTACTATTTGTAATTGAAGGTGATACTGATGTTTCAACAACGTTACTAGTAACAGCTAACTGACCCAATACTGTAGTCAATCCTGCGCCAGCCAACGAAGACGCATCAGCAGATGAAGTGCCAGTACCTAAGGTAATAACGCCCCAGCTACCATTAACGTTAGCGGTATTATTGGTTAGGTAAAAATAAACTGTTACGCCAGAATTAACCGTAACACCATTTAAACCATTAATATCTGTAACGGTAAATGCTGAAGAGCCTTTATTGCGGAAAAATATATCACTGCCAAGTGATCCTTGAGTTGCGTCTGGTAGGGCAATTGACAAACTGCTAGTAGACGGCGTGCAATCCATAATGCGTGATGCAGGGACCTGCGTGCCGCTGACTACTTGAGGCCAGTAAAGTTGGGTGTTAGAACTAAACGCTAAGGCGTAATAGGATACATCCGTTGGTTCAATAACGGTACCAGTAAACGGGGATACAAATGATTGTGACATATATTAGGGTTCCTGAACCGTTACGTTTCTGTCGATGCGGCGTTGGTTGTCTTCTTGCTTGAGTGCTGCCAACGAATCGTCGTAATATTGTTTCCAAATTGGTAGCTTGTCCAAAGCCTTTAAGTAGCCTTGAGCTTGCAATAAAGAGCCAAACAACATCGCCTGTGGGCATTCGCGCGTGAACAGATTTTGTTGATTTTGTGAATCTAATGGCTGAATTTCGCTGTAATACAAAATTTCAATAGGGTATGTGGCATCAGGTTTTGGTGCGAACGCCCAGTTGTTATAGTCGTAATCAGCATAGTAAAGCGGTGTGCCAGAGGATGATTCAGCTTGATATTGCGCTACATAATCTTGGCTGCGCAGTAAAATAGGTTGGCCATTATACTTCATTGAAACTGTTTTACGCCAGCGTGCTGGTTTGTTTAGTACCACTTGATTAGTGGCCAGTGTTGTTTCAACTACGGTTAACTGCAAATACGTTTTTAACTGCGCTGCAATAGCAGACTCAGCCAAACCAATTAAGTTTGGAATTTGAGCTACAAACTGGGCGTCATTACGCTCCATATAGTTAATAATGTCAGCTACGAGATTATCGTAGGTCATTTGATATGCGCTGGTCATCGTGTATAGTAGCTGTAGTTAGGTTGGAAGTAGATTGGTGACTTATCACGATCTTCTTCTTCGGCTTGCGTACGTAGATTAAGTGCTAATTTTTCCAAGTAAGCAACGCGCCCCATATCAACACCGGGCAACTGCATCGCCAACTCATGGGTGAGCGCAGCTTGAATGTAGGGGATCCAACGGTTGGGCAGGTATAACTGATTAGTCAACGAGCCAACGTCCATCATCTGCTTTTCAATAATGAGCTGGAATACTTGGAAGTCGTTGGATGGTACAGGCCAGATATACATCTCTGGATCAATCTGACGGTTAAACCAGTATTGCAAAGAACGTACAGATGGAAACTGTTTGTTTGGTAAGTTCCAGTAGTCATCACGGTTTAAGCGTGCTAATGGAATAACTTGTTGTGATTGTGCAAAAACAATTTGACGGCATGAAAATGGCGTCGATGTGGTAGAACGAATACGATGGAAGTAATACGGAATGGTCAGATTAATTGGAATGTAAGACCATGTACGGTCTTGCAAGGTTAGTGGCGTATCAAACGCAGCTTGCTGTTCCCATGTAATACCATCGTTACTTGTTTCATATACCAAACCAGTGTATGTTACGCTACCGTAGTTTGGTGCATAGGCATTGATACCAACGTAATACACGCTAGTTTGATTTTGATATTGAGCACCAAACCAGTTTTCACTAACCGTAGTTGTACCAAAACCATTTAAGTTTTGATCAAACACGTTTGGTGAAGTTGAATTGTCAACAGGCAGTGCTGTCTCAATTTGTGGTGTCTGGATGTAAATCCAATTTGCCTCGCGCACGTCAATCGTGCCCATTGGCATAGTAAGGATCTGCTGATTACTTTGCGCACCAAGGATGATATTCTCTAACAACCATAGGTTAACGCCGCGGTTAGACGAGTTCTGCAAAATGTAGAACAGCGCCTGCTTAGCGGCTTGTACGTACTCAGGTGTGATTTCTTCAGCTTGCTTTCCTGCACCACGAAAGGCGTAGGAAATCATCTGATCAACGTCGACCGTAGTCTGGTTGTATGTATTAGAATAGGCCACGGCTTATTTTTTCCCGCGTTTAGTTTTACCGCCCTTTTTCATGCCGCTTGCAGCGCCGCGCTTCCAATCAGATAGGCTTGGTCCTTGACCGGGAGCATATCTATAAACTAAATCATCAGGACGATTTGCAGTTTTTGGTAAATCACTAAGTCTAGGTGTTGGCATCTGAACCGGTCTTACTTCAACGTCTTTACCGTCAATATTCATCGTAGGTGTTCTTCCAACACCTGATGGCATTTTAACTGGTTTGGCATTTTTAAAATCTATGTCATCAACCAATCTACCTTCAGCCATTTTTTTAACTTTGCCGCCAGTTTTTAACTTAGACAAATCGGTGTGCTTTTTCTCATGCAGCTGATCATCGTGCATCTTGAATGCTTTTTTGATCATTTGCTTGTCTTGCTTAACGTCGCCACCTTCTTTGTAGTGACCGCCAGCGCACATCATTTTGACGTTTTGTTTAAAATCTTTCATTAGCGTCCTCTTCCAGCTGCTTTCTTCATTACCTTCTGTGGCAGGTTGGCTTTAGCTTTACCAGCTTTGATAAACTCCTTGCCTACCTTCTTAGGAATGCCAATGTTGCTTTTGCCTGCGGCAGCAGCGTACATGGCTTTTTGCTGTTGTTTAGATTCGATTGGCATATTAGCAAACCTTTGTAGCTTTACCGCCACGTTTTTTAGCAACAGGAGCAGATTTAGTTTCTGCTTCTTTATCTTTAGCAGCGGTTTCTTCTTCTACTTTTGCATCTTTAGCTTTTTCATTGCTGTATATTGCGGCAGCTGTTGGAAGCCCAAACAATGCACCCGGAAATAAACCTGCTGCAATTTTTCCAATTTTGCCACCAGCTGCATGCTTTTTAACTTTACCACCACGCTTTTGACCCATGGTGCCCATGTTAGTAGGCATTGGTTGCTGTTGTGGTTGTGGATTCATTTGATTAGCCAACGCGTTCATATCACCTGTGCCGCCAATTCGTTGCTGTTGTTGCAACAACTGTAATTGCATTGCAGGAGGCAATCTACGCATCTCTTGCATTAATGCTAATTGATGGGCGCGTGCGATGGAATCTGGGCCGGTAGCTAATGGAGCTGTTTGGCTACCGGCAGCCATCTTTTTTACTTCACCGCCTTTTTTGTACTTGTTTGGGCCGCCTTTAGCGCCAGACTTAGCATCAGCCATTTTAGCGTTGTCGCTTACTTTCTTAGCTTTTGATGAGCCAGCGGGTTTGCTTTTTTCTTTAGCAACGTCGCTGCCCTTCATGGCTGGCTTAACAGCTGCCTTAGATGGAGCTGCAGCTTTAGCTGGCTTGATATCTTTGGCTTTTTCGATGCTGTCGTAGTCGCCAGATTTTTTCTTAGCGCCGTATACACCTACTGCTCCGCCGTCTTTATATTTGCGAACGGTACCCATGGCTTTCTTAGCACGGCCGCCTTTTTTCATGGTAGTTGTGGTTTCATCAGCAACATCAGGCGTTGTGCCTTTTAGGCCAGCAACCATTTGGCGCTTAGGACCTTCATCTTTTTCTTTAACAGCAGGCACGCCTTTTTTAGCGATGCCGCCTTTTTTCATAATGTTTTTAACTGCTACAGAGCCGCCTTCTTTGAAGCACTGCATCTTGGGTAATGTCTTAAAGCCGTCCATGGGTTTTCCTCGAGGTTATTGGATTGTAGGGTGATCAGCCCTTATATCTACTAATGCACAAAAACAGGGGTTTACGCCCCTAAAAACAATGCCCGTTCGCGTTTGCGGCGGTTGATAAGTACTTCTGGTTTATTCCAGTTTAGGATCGCATCCGCTGCGCCCTGCATGTCATTTTGATTGATTTTCTTAACTACGGTAGAGTTAGAAAAATTAGTGCCTCCAATATTGAAACAGAGGCTGTACAGGGCGTCGAATTGGTGTTGCTGGAGGGGTACCTTTACCGAGGTCTCTACGGCCTCGCTACACCACTTTAAATCCTTCCTAAGCAGCTCTTCTACCTGATCATCTGTCAGGGTGGCTGTCAGCAGATACTCTTCATCGGTTTTGATGAGGTGGCCAACACCAATCGTCCAAAGACCCTTGGAGTCTTGGTACGCCTTGTTGCGTGAACCTTCTTCTTTGGTAATTAAGTCTAGTGTGGATTTTGCGATTGCCATGAGGTTTTCTTCAATCTGGGTATATCGGTTTGTGAAGTGAAAGGCTGCAATAATGCCTAAACACCACATTAGTACTACTAAAGTTTTTTTCATTTTGGCTCCTTTCTTTACGCTAGTATAGCGTAAATTGGGGGGTCACTTATTTACTTAGTGAGTCGTATTGGGCGTAGCAGGCTTGGAGGCTGGAGCGGAGGAGGTCTGCTCTGGCAGCTTCCCTAACAAGAAATTCTGCATCCTCGGCAGAAAGGGCTCGCCCAGTTCCGTCTTGTCCATTTGCGTCGTCTTGGGCGCGACTGGGACGTTTACGCAACTCGCTAACAGCATCGAGCAGCTGAGTATTAATAGCTTGAATTTGTGCATCTTTTTCAGTCCTTATTTGGTCTGCTTCTGCTTGGTATCTTTGTTCGGTTTCTTGGACAAGTCGGGTTTGTTCCAACCGATATGCTTCAAAGCGGCTAGACTCAAAATGATACCCGCTATACCAAGCGGCAGAAAGAATAACAGCAGCAGCAATAATTTTGGCATAAGTTAAAATAGATAAAGGGAACATTATTCACTCTTTTGAGTTGCAGCTTTTGCACCAATCATCACGCCAGATCCACCTAATGTGGTAGCTAGGCCCATACCTAATTTTTCCAAGTCAATCTCGGTGCCATGGAATGCAGCAAACAAAGCAATACCTAAAAAACCCAACACGCACACCACAGCACAGAACCGTGCAGCGCAGTATGTTTGGTTGTCGTCTTCGGTAAGGATGTCTTTAAACAGTTTCATTTTTGGTTACCTGCTAATAGGGCGACTATTACAGCGATAAGTTGCATGGTCCATTGCCGCGTGTCCCCTGTGGACAAACATGGTATCCAGTCTAATATGCAGATTGATCCGATGGTTGCTGACACACCTACAACATAAACTAGTAACCAGATCAAAACTTGTCTGTAGTTATTGTTCATTTAATTTGGCTTGGTGGCAAAGTAATGGCTTATAAAGCCTACAAACGAGCTCAATGCAGAGACTACCATCATGCCTGCCCACATACCGCCTTTAGATTTATTTGCCAACTCACAAAGTTGCTCAACTGATTTTTCGAGTTTATCGATCTTTTTCTCAAGCGAATCAACCGTTGCAACAAGTTGACCATACTTAAATATGTCGATTTGGTTATCGTGATCCATTTAATTATCCAATAAGGGCAGTTACTTCAGCTTGTGTTAGTCCTAATGCTGTTAGTTTAGCTAGTGCAGAAGCCTTTGCAGTTGCTTGTGCTTGTTGTATAGCAATTTTATTTGCTTCATCTTCAGCAAATTTAGCTTCTCTTGCATCAATTTCTGATTGCGTTAAAGCTACTTTTTCACCGATTAAATGGTCTTGTGAACCATCTTGTTCGTAGCCGTAAATGTTATTTTGATTGTCTTTGTATAGTTTCATTATCTTAATTCCCACCATCCGCCAAAGTTTGCATTACCATTCCAACTAATTGAATATGTTGTGCTGTCAGGAACAATCATAGAAAACTGTACTCTGTAACCTATTGAACCATTCATAGTCGGGTATATTGTTGAACCAGCAACTGTAAACACAAGATTACTTCCTTGATTAGAATTATCTGCAATAAATACAGTTACAAAAATTGGTTTACCAGTTGAATTCGTATATGTTGTTCCTGAAGAACGACTGCCTGTAACATTTGAATATGTTTGCCCAACACCTAAACCACTTGCTACTGGTGCTGTAGAAGTCCAAACAGAACCATTAGAAGTAAGTACATTACCTGAAGTGCTTGGTGAAGGTATTCCAGTAGTTTGTGTAGTCGAATCACTAAATGTAATTGATGGGCTAGAGCCATTAATAATAGTTGTCATTATGCTTTCACCTCATCGGCTGGTTGTTTAGCCCATTGGACTATTGCCTTCTGGCGTAATTTTTCTCTAGTTTCCATACTGTGTGTATATCCTTTACGAGATTCAGATAATTTTTGTTTTGTTTCTTCTGATAATTTGCGACCAGTTAATGCTTTAGAAACTGCTGGGTTTTTACGACCTTTTAACGATGCTGATATTTTGGCACGATTTTCAGGGCTACGATAAGCACCTTTATTAACTGATTTACCAATTTTTTTCTGGCGAAGATACTCTGTCATTTCAGGAGTATGCTTTTTGCCATAGAAAGGATTGCGTTCACCTTTCATGCTTGCACCCATCATGCCTGTTTCCTCGACCAAATTAGCCCATTCATCGCTATTGACAATATCGTGGTCAGCAGAGAACTTTTTAGCCGCTTTTAGGCATCTTTGCTTATCGGTATATACACCCATTACGCCGACTGTAATATCCTTGCCATGAACCTTTAAATGATTATTCCAACGAGTTCCGCTACCTTTGTAACTATAAATCCTGTATAGCAAAGATGTCTTGCAAAAGTACTTTAAGCCAGTTATGTTATGTTGCATAACTAGCAAGGCGGTAGGTGGAAAATTTTGATTAAGCATTTTCATCCGCAGGTAAAACTTGACCGCCTTCAGCTACCCATTTTAGGTAGGCTTGATAGTCTGTGTTGTCTTCAAGCATGGGAATAAAAGCACCATCAGATAAGCGTTTAATTGTTTTTTCTTCCATTAATTGATACATTTTATAACTCCGCACTTAAAGTAACTGCAATCCATCCTGAATTTGCAACACCAAAATAAGGTTGTCCATCGTTATAACCAGTATTACCACCACGAATACGAACACCATCATATTGAAGTTGCCCAATGTTTGTATCAAATGTGCTTACAATTTGATTAATATTCCAAGTTGATGATGAACCAGCTAATGAATAAGCGGTAAAACTTGTTTGTGAACCTGATACATATGTTGCTGTAGGCCCAGTTCTCATTGGACTAAATGTAAACGGCATATTAAATTCACTTGCCGTTGCGCCTGAACCTGATGCACGAATAACACCTACTTGACTGTTTGTTTGTGCAATAAGCAAATATTGGAAATAACGATAACAATTATATAGTTCGGTGCTATACATCCGATACTCAAATCCAGTAGCACTACTTCCTACTTCTAATTGCACGCCTGTGATGTAAAAGGTTGCTCCGTTTGTTCCTACTACGGATGTTGCTCCTGTGGCTGAAACATAATTGTTTGCAGACCATGAACCAGCAGTTCCGCTATATGTTGAGCCTACTCCAAGACCAAAATAAACTGCTAATCCAGCGGTATTGTCTTTAGCCCAAGTTCCTGTGGTATCGCCAGCTACAGTAATTGAAATTTGAGTCCATGTATTTGCTACAGGAATTGAATAAGTGAATGCATAAGACCTGTTAGCAGCTCCATTTCCGAAAGAACCGCCAAAAGTGCCTGTTAAACTAGATTGCACCCAAAATGACAATGTTACAGTTTTTGCATTAGCAGTTCCCCAGCCTAAATCGGCAACATTGTAGCCTTCAATTTTTTGTTGAAGTGAAAAGAAATCACCAGAGACAACAGAGTAAGCAGAAGATGAAGTTACACCTAAATAGTTAGTAAATCCGATTGGTGGGGTAACAGAACCAGCATTTTGCTGAGTTGTAAATTTTGATGCTTGAGTTATAAAGAAATACCATCTATCTAAAGTATATTGTCCATTAGTAGGAGTAACACTAGCACCAGCGTTTCTTTGGTCAATAACCATCGCACCATTGATAATGCGGTTCTTCATTATGGTTGCATTACCAGCACCTAAATTGCTTCCTGCTACGCTTGTTCCGATTATATCAGCATTGACTGTTCCGTAAGCCATTATGCGTACTCCTTATAGGCAAACTCGCCATGATATTTATTTCGTGCTTCCATAGCAACTAACTCCGCTAATTCAAGGTCTTTAAAGCCACCAAAATCTTTACGCTTGCCGTTGGCTTGAACACGGACACGCCATACTTTATCAACTTTACTCCAACTAACGCCTTTTACACCGCTTGTAGCATCTTTGCGAACTTTTGCATTTTGGGCATTTTGTTCAAGACTAGCTTCACGCAAGTTTTCAATCTTGTTATTAGAACGATTGCGGTCAATATGGTCTACAAACTGTGGTAAATAACCGTGGTGCATCATAAATACAATGCGATGAGTAAGGTAATGTTTGCCATTAATAATTACTTGGTAAGCGTTGTCATGCGGTCTATAAGTTCCAGCTTTTGAACCAGCTTTATTACGGCTACGGCTTACCTTGTAATAGATTTCTCCATCACAATATTCAAACAACTCATTAAGCATTTCTTTACTTAATGGCATCTAATTGCTCCTGAGTAGGCATAGGAAAATTAGGGTGATTCCACGCTTTTATATAGTCACCACGATTGTCTGAATCGTTTTGTAGTGTTATAACACCACTAGCAAAGTCAAAGTTTGCAAGTTCAGGATAAAGTTTGATGAGTTTTTCGTACATCATGCTGCCCTTACCATTGAGCCATTAAAATATGTAAGATATGAAACACCGCTTGCTGTGCTTGCATTAGATGCATAAGCCCATAATTCAACATAATCGGTAGAACCATTAAAATAAATTATTCCTGAAACTATACAATTTGTATTGCTTCCTTGTGTACCTCTTAAAAATTCTGAATTATTTTTATAAATAGTTGCAATCCCATAAGTACCCGGATTTGCGGTGTATCCTACCGCCCCATTTATTTGATAATATCCAGCAACAGTTGGAGTAAAACGATAATTGCTTATACTGTAATTTGAGTTAGTATCAAAGCCAGTTGTTGCTGTTGAGTTTATTTGTAATTTAGTAAATGTTGATGCACCAATAGATTGATTAGTGTTAGCATAAGCACTAAACGCTGGCATATTACCGCTAACCATTACTGTGCCAGTAGCAGCAGGAAGGGTAGCAGTATTCGTACCAGCTACGCTTGGGGCAGCTAGGGTAATTGCCCCGCTTGTATCGCCTGAAAGAACTAGAGAACTCATTGTTTATCCTTAAAGTATTACCCAACGACTGCCTGATGGGACTGTGACAGCTTGTCCACTAGCAACTGTGATAGGCCCAACTGATAGTGCATTTCTATTGGTGCTAATTGTATAGCTAGTTGAGATATTTTGGGTG